ACAACAGCGCAACCATCCCTGAAAAACGGCGAAAACCAGCCCTTGTCATTGGATCCATTCCTGATTCTTTAATGTTAATGGTTATCATTATTATATGCAGGGCGTATGGGGTCAATGACGAGAGAGGTTCAATCCGTGGAAAAGTCAGGGGAAGACAGGTATTCACGCAACAAAAAAGCCACTCCGTATGAAGTGGCTTAATCGTTTGAATCTCAAACTAAAATTTGGTGGCCCTTGCTGGACTTGAACCAGCGACCAAGCGATTATGAGTATCAACTTAATACTAGTGAAAACAACAATTTATTTTATTAAACAATGATATATCTTGCCGATGATTGCCTCGTTTTGCCCTGATGCACCGATTGTATCGCCACTTTATCGCCATTGTTTTTTATTTTTGCGTGACGCGAAGCTGCGTACGTATGCTTCGTGGAGCAGAAATGAAATGTTATGTTAGCAAAGATACATATTTAAGAAAAATATAACTGCTAATTTTTAGCAGAATAAAACTGAAAAAGACTTCACTTTAGTTTCAGAAGCGAGTATTTAATTAAATTAGGCCGATATCATCGGGAGAAGGGGTAATGCCGAAGCGTATGTTGTTATGGATTTTTGTGTCGCTTTGTAATTCGTTATCTGTAATGCATTGAATTTAAATAAAAAACACATTATCCTCGCATTTCTCTGGCTACCAAAAAACTTCTTTACGGTGTTATATTGATCAATCATAGTAGGAGGACATATGCCTGATAAGTTAGATATAAACTCAATTCTTTCTGTTGGCCTTAGTAAAGAAACTAAAAAACTTATTGCTGAGATTATAAGTTTAAATGTTTCTATTGAAAAACTGCTAGACGTTTTAATCGAAGAAAAAAAGATAAAAAAAGCGAAGGAAAACACATTCTACTTTAAAGCATCTAGATTGCCAGCCTCAGAATTAAAGGTATTGATTATTGAGTTCAATAAAATTAGAAACGAATGCGCGCACAAAAGAATGGATAAAAAAGCTAAAGTTGTTGCTGTTCTTAAAAGATGTCGCAATATTGTTGCAAAAGTTAAATTAGCTTACCCCAAAAAATATGCTTTTGCATCACGTTCAATTAACTCACCTTTACAGGCAGCAATCACTGTGATTTTTGATGTTCTTGCATCGATGTATAGTTGCACAACCCCAAGAACGGCAGAGTTAGATGGTTTATATGTTCCAGGTCAAAAGACATTAGCCGATGAAATTATTGAATTAATTGGCTAGAATTAACTTGTAATTCAACTGAATTAGGTTGGTTTCATATGGCGATGAGCATTAGAACGGTGGATATCAAAATATCTGGAAATTCGGTAAATATTTTTATATAAAATAATGGTTGCTATAATTAAAGGTATAAATACTCAGCAGGATAATGCAATTTATTGCTGGTTTGTTGAGTGGCAAAGAGGTTAAGTATATTAAAAAACATTGGAGAATTTATGGAAATTAGAGAGAATTTTGGATTCTATGAGGGGCAGAACTTAGTTATTGAGTTTGAGGGTGTTTTAGATAGAAATGATATTAAAGTGAGCAATAATTGTGATTTAGAGAAAAAATTCTTGTCCGTATTTGACATTTTATTCCACTTTGAACAGCGCAATACTCTAACTGAAGAAGTTGATCATCGACCTTTATTTAGAGATTTTGCTGCTTTGTACGATCTAAGTCTTAAAATATTAAGTGTGGAAAAACATAAGGATTTTAAACAGTTGGTTCCACACTTGAATATACTAAATAACTGTAGTATTGCACAGAATGAAATAAGCAAAATCACAGATCAAGATGCAAATAAAATAATTGAGCTTTATTTGGCATCACTATGTATGAGGTTTTGCAATGATATAACTTTGGATCATCCTCAAAACTCTACGGGAAGTAATCCAGATGTGATTGCTGATATTAACAACAAAAATTGGGGTTTTGCATGTAAAACTATTCACACTAGAAATACACAGACTATATTTGAAAACATTCAAAAAGCGATAGACCAAATAGAGAAGTCCAACTCTGTAACTGGAATTCCTGTAATAAATTTAAAAAATATAATAAATCATGATGCAATCTGGCCTTTAGAGAAAACCTACCAGTTATATAATGAGCCGTTGTCATTGCTTACGGATGATATTAACTCTATTATAAGATCACTTATTAATGAGATTGGCAGGGAAACTTTAACTGACATATTCGAATCTAAAAAATCCTTACCAGGGATTTTATTTATTGGTCAAAGTGTATCATCAGTTTATCACGAGGAAAGTAAGTCACCAGCGGCCACCAGACTTAACGTAATGAACTTACTACAGTTAGATGAAGAGAAATTCACAAGTGAAGATATTATTGTTTTTGAAAATATAAATCATTTTATGCAGTTGGCAAACTAGAACCTGATAAATTAACAACGATAATGCTATAGATTCGGTTAGTTTTGGAGTTTATTTTAGTTTTTCCTTATTAACCGAATGCTAAATTTAGACTTGTATGACTAAAAATTCTGTGGGTCAGATGTTTGTTAGGGGATTAAGCCTCAAAGCTTCCTCAAGATGTTCAGGAGCAAAATGAGAATACCGCATCGTCATTTTGATATCGGTGTGACCAAGCACCCTTTGTAAAACCAAAATATTTCCGCCATTCATCATGAAGTGAGACGCGAATGTGTGGCGCAGTACATGCGTTAACTGACCGGCAGGCAACTCAATATCTGTACGTTCTATCGCAGAACGGAATGCGCCATAGCAGCTCTTAAATAACCTGCCTTTTTTAACTTCCGGCAAAGAGTCATGAAGTGCTTCACTAATGGGGATAGTTCTATTTTTTCGGCCTTTAGTCTTTGTGTAAGTAACTTTATATTTTGTGATCTGGCTTTTATTTAATTCCTCTGCCTCGGACCAACGAGCACCGGTTGAGAGGCATAATTTAACAATGCAAATGAGGTCAGTATTATTCTCTCTGCGGCATTCTTCTAGCAACTGTCCGATTTGTTCTTTTGTTAGATAAGCCATTTCGCTTTCTTCTGTCCGGAACGGGCGAACATTCTTAATAGGGTTATCGCCTTTCCACTCTCCTAGGCGGACAAGCTCATTAAAAACAGCTCTGAAATAGGCTAGCTCAAGATTGATGGTTCTCGGCGCGACTTTCTTCACGCGATTTGAACGTGCGTAATCTCCAGAAAGACGCTTTTCTCTATATCGGGAAAACATCTGTGCATCGAACTCTCGAGCGAGAGGCTGACCCATACATTCATATGCGTGGGTCATTGCATCTTGTCGCCGCTCACCATCTTTTAAGGTTATGCCGTGGGCTGAGTACCAGACTTTTATCAGATCCAGCAACGTGCGGTCATCATCCTTTTCTTCTTGCCAAGGTTTGGTGATGGTGTGTTGTTCAAACGCTATCGCTTCGCCTTTAGTAGCAAATTTTTTCCGTATACGTTTACCCTTTGCTCCGTTTGGATAAAGCTCGCATAACCACCATCCATCAGCCTGTTTTCTGATCGCCATCAGTTAACCTCTGTATAAATCCCTATTACACGACCCAGCGTTTTGATCTCGTCAATGCCGCATTCAAAAGGAACTTTGCCGCCCGCAACGTGAAGCCTCCTTGCTGGTAATAACGTTAAGTCGCGGATGCTGATAGATCCTTCAATATCGACCAACCATGTCCCGTCAGAAAGAGACGCATCTTTTTCAACCATATGAGTCTTTCCATCAGACTTAACACAGATAGGTTGAGTAAGAGCTTTACCAAAAAGCTTGTGATCGATGTTCAAAGAACCGTCTTCACTAAGCTTTCCTTCACTTAAAGTGAATAATTTAAATGTTGAAGAAGCGTTTTGAGCATTTGAAGTATCTAAACCACTCCTTGAGCTTTCTCCTTCCCCAGTAAGTAACCAGCGTGTCTCTGCTCCGGTTTCCAGGGAGCAGTGAACTAAGAAGTCATAGGAGATGGAGCCGCGTGTGTAGCGGTTTTGTAGCGAACTAGCGGCAATGTTGAAGTGTCTGGCTAGCTGGATTTTCTGGCTAAATCCGTAAGCTTGGCAGATTCGATTAAGAACATCTTCGTTACTTATTCCAGCATCTTTTTCCATAAAATACGTACCTACGTATTGATTAATGCGTTTTTGCGCATTAAAGTGCGGTTAAGCCTGATTCATTGATGGCGATAGTTGGCAAACGGTGGCAATCAATGACAAATAAATCACTAAAAAGGGAATGATGCATTATGACCGCTCTCATTACAATTAAGATCCCCCGTGCAACAGTGCACCCAGAAGAATTCGCAGCCCTCGAAGGTGTATCCGTTCGCACCGTTTATCGCCAGACAACCGGCGAAAACCCTCGCATTCCCATAGAACCGCGCACTATCAAGAAAGGTAACAAGCGTGCAGGTGGTCCAATCAGAATTCTTTACGCTCGTTATAAAGAAATAGAAGCCAAAAAGAATCTTGGTCATTCACGCTTTCAAATCATAATTGGTGCTTAATTCACATTAAGTGAATTTTGAGAGGTAAACATGTTTGATTTTCAGGTTTCCAACCAGCCGCACTTTGATAACGCGTGTCGTGCTTTTGCCGTTCGTCACAACCTGTCAAAACTTGCCCGCACTATTGGAATGAAAGAACAGACTCTGCGTAACAAGCTGAATCCTGATCAGGTCCATCAGCTGACTGCCATTGAAATTGCAGTAATCACTGATACCACCGAAGACGCAACTCTGATCGATGGACTGCTGGCACAGATGAAATGTATGCCTGCGGTTCCAGTAAATGAGTTGGCCGAGGACAATATTGCTACCTACACACTTCACGCCACTGCTGCCCTGGGTTCAGTTGCTGCGGGTGCGGCATCGCCGGAACGGCGGACGCGTCAGGTTAAAAACTCAATTATCGAAAGCGTAAATGCAGGCATTCGCCATCTTTCGCTAATCGGCTTAGCGATGCAGGGACGCGTAGAAGCTTCACCCGCTCTGGCCTCTGTTGTTGGTGCTGTCGCAAGTGTTGCCACTAACGGGATGGTCTGAACATGGTGATCTCAATTGCTCCGCTGCTAAAACAGCAAAGCCCTTCACGCCATTTCGGCCATGGTTGCATTGAGCTGCCAGGTGGAAAGCGCTGGAATCCTTCACTGTCAAAAGCCACTGCCCCACAGGCCGTGAGAAATACAAAGCCGCTTTTAAAGCGCCTGTTTAGTTGAGGTGTTTATGTTTTTAGGAAATGAAGAACATATTCAAATAGGAAAAAAGCATCTTTCAAAAATTAAAGAGATGTTGGAACACAAAAAGAATGTAGCGCAGGAAACATTTGATACTCAGCCGCTGCATATGCGCAAGACAATTTGTTTCCATGCTGGCCTGAGTCGCCGCCATGTTGAAATGAAGTTTGCAGAATTAACGCCGACTGAAAGGCATCAAGTGGTTGTGGCGCTAAATTCTTTACTTGGTTTAACTGAATCACTGCCTAAATTCATCAGTGAAGACGATTGCAAAGTAAATATTAAGCACTAACCCAAATTCAAATTATTAGGCGTAAACCCGCCGGGCATTCTTTTGCCTAAAAACAGGAAATTATTATGCGAAATATTGAGACTCACCCAATCAAATTTTCATCTAATCAGGGGGCAGCGCAGGCCGAATATATTGCTTATTTAGCTTCATTATCTGATGCACGTTTAGACGAAAGGCGAAATCTGGCTGCCGTGTTCTCTGCCCGCCTTGATGCGATTGCGGCTTTCATTCTTCAAAAGGATGTTGGGGGGCGTGGTGCTGTTGAAATACTGCGCCAAGAAGCTGAGCGCATTCAAAACGAAGCGTGGGAGATTGTCTGATGCCGGATTTACTCGATTCAATCACAGAGCGTCAGGCAGAAATACTTGAGTCCCAGATTAACGCAGTAAGACAGGTAGTGACGGGTGTTTCTGCAATGTTCTGTCTTGACTGTGAGCGCCCAATTCCCGAAGAACGCCGCGCAGCTCTGCCAGGTGTTGAGCTTTGTGTGTATTGCAAAGAGCTTGCTGAGATGAATGACAAACACTTTCGAGGTAATTGATGATGGCTTTCTCGGTCGTTCTTACCTTGCTGGCTGTTATTAATGCCCATTTCTTGTTCGCCGATATAAAAGACAATCAGTGATGATGCGTCATTTTCATGGGACGCCAGTCTGGGGCGGCGCAGGAAACGTTTTAAAAGTGGCAATCCGTGATAGCGGCGCTTTCGTCTCTTATGCGCGCCCTGATCAAATCAAACAATGCTTCACCTATGCCAGTTCTGTGGGATTGGATTGCGGAGCGTTTAGTGCATGGAAGCGCGGTCTGTTGATTGATTGGACGAAGTTTTATCAGTTTCTGTCGATTTGGTATGGGCATGACAAGCTTAAATTTTTTTGCATACCTGACGTGATTGAGGGCGGGGAACAAGACAACGATCTTCTGATTAAAACGTTACCTTCTGTTTTTCGCGATAAAGCTGCACCTGTCTGGCATTTGCATGAATCGATTGACCGTTTAAAACGGCTCGCTTCCGGATGGGAGCGAGTATGTTTAGGATCATCAGGCCAATATGCGGCTATTCGGACAAAACATTGGCACGTGAGGATGCATGAAGCATTCGTTGCTATTCGGGACGAAAATCCAGGCATTCACGTCCACGGTCTGCGCATGTTAGACGGTCGCGTCTTTGGCAATTATCCGCTTACTACAGCGGACAGTACAAATCTGGCATGCAACGTGCCAAAAACCGAAGTGAAATATCCTGAGCTGACATCCCAGCTCCGCGCTATCGGCTGTACTGATGAAGAAGTACTTGCGGGTCGATGTGCAATCTTACGGAAAACCATCGAGATGGTTCACCCGCCAACATTGGTGGAATACTTCGAACGTTATGAAGCAAAGCGTTCCCCCCAGATGTGTCTGGAGTTTTAGATGAAAACTCCTACTTCAATGAACCGTTTTTCTTCTGAAATTATCGTGCCCGAAGTCTGGGCGTTTCCTTGGAACAAACCACGCCAGGCCGTTTCTGGCCTGGAAAGACCGCTTACCCGTGATGAATACGATCAGGGGCAAGCTGTTTTAATCAAAGTAAAAAACCTCTCCACCGATCTCCGCGAAATTTTTACAGGCCGCTATAAATTTCTGCTGAAAGAGCAGGGCGTTCACGCTGCACATAAATATCTGGTCTATACGTTGGGGCGCAGCATTCTGCCACGTGTGGATGCAGTCAATTCTGCGCATGAAATGAATCTTAATGCCTCCATGAAGTTTATGTCTGAGGCAGACACCTATCACCGGCTGCCGAGCATGAGCGATAAACCCTTGCGCCGGTTCGCCCAGGACATCGCCGGACAACTGAAAGAAATCTATGAGGACCTTTGTGATCAGCTTCTTGCTCAGTACAACGGGGATAATTCGATTCTTTTTGAGAGTGATACCCAGTGCGAGCTGTACAGCGAAATTGCCGGTATGGCACAGGCTTTTAATGTCACGCCGATGTACTGGACAAGGTATTGCAAAGGCAAGCTGGATGCCGTTTCCGCGATCGCTGCCATGTCGCGCCTGGTTAATCCGGACTGGTGGTTACGCCAGTTTAAAGGCCAGCGCACACGCTGGCGTGAATCTTTACTGATCGCCATCGGCAAAGTGAACCGCGACGCTTCACCTTATGCCAGTAAGCAGGCTATTCGTGAGGTACGTGCGCGCCGTCTGTCGAATCTCGACTACCTGAAAAGCTGTGATCTGGAAAACGTCGAAACCGGCGAGCGTTTCAGTCTAATCGACAAAGTGATGGCGAGTATTTCAAATCCTGAAATCCGCCGCATGGAGTTAATGAGTACGATCGCCGGTACAGAAAAATATGCCGCCACAAATGGCGACGTCGGGATGTTCCTGACCATCACCACCCCTTCTAAGTATCACCCGACCCGCATGGTGGGTAAGGGCGATAAAAAGCGCGTTCAGCGAAATCACGCCTGGGACAAAGAAGCCTATACCCCGAAAGATGCACAGCGTTATCTTTGCGGGATCTGGAGCAAAATGCGCACCGCGTTCAAAGACAGTGGCCTGTCCGTTTATGGGATGCGTGTTGTAGAGCCTCACCACGACGCGACGCCGCACTGGCACATGATGTTATTCACTAAACCAACCATGCGTCAGTCGGTGATCGACATCATGCGCAAATATGCCATGAAAGAAGATGGTGACGAACGTGGTGCAGCAAAGAACCGCTTTGACTGTAAGCACCTGAATCGTGGCGGCGCGGCGGGCTATATCGCCAAATATATCGCAAAGAACATAGACGGTTACGCACTGGAAGGCGAGCGCGACCACGAAACCGGCGAGCTGCTGACAGACTCCGCTGCCGCCGTTACTGCCTGGGCTGCTACCTGGCGTATTCCGCAGTTTCACCCAATCGGCCTGCCTACCATGGGTTCCTACCGTGAGTGTCGCCGCATCCGTTCCATCAGTCTGACGGAAACCTTTGACGAAGAAGTCGAAGCCGTCCGCGCTGCTGCTGATGCCGGTGATTTTATGGCGTATATGTCAGCCCAGGGCGGCGCAAATGTTCCACGCGACGATCAGACTGTGCGTGTAGCCCGCCGCGTTGCTGATGAGTTGAACGCATACGATGAGGAAGTGAAAAAGGTTGTCGGTATTTTCGCGCCTCACCTCGGCGACTCCCGTGTTTATGAAACCCGTACAACACAATGGCGGATCGTTTCTTCTGCCGTTGACGTTGAGGTTTTGACCTTAAAAAGCGCCTCCGGCGCGCCTCGGAGTCCTGTCAATAACTGTGGGTTAGGTGGAAAGAAACAGGCTACAAATTGGCGTGATAGCCAGGCTGGGAGCGCGCCTATAGCGTCTAATTCTGACAACCTGCGAGTTATTGACTGGACAGACACAGCCGCCGTGAGGGCGATTGTGGCGCGTATACGGGAGGAAACACCGAAAGTCAGCAAGGCGCAGCGAAGTTTTGACCCAACAAAGGGGCGCGATGTTGCCCCATCAGCAAGATTGACTACTGAAGAACGGGCTCGCCTGCCGGAGATTGGACGCGAATTGATGAAAAATGGCATCACTGCGGAGCGTTGGGAGCTGGAAGCATTAAGTCGTGGGGCGAAAGTCAGCTTTGGTAGCCAGACCATGCATTTTGAATCTTTGCCGGATTGGAGTGAATTTCAATAAATCTTGCAGTACAGAACAGGTTAACCCTTTCTATGACACCAACTACACAAGAGTTATAAATAGAGTAAAATTCAACCATGTTTGTAGGCTTGCTCTGGGAGGGGGACATTTTGAAAATAGATCATGATTACTTAAAAAAATTACTAACCGCATTTGAAGATACTATTGGTCCAGACACTATGTTAGATGAGTTAAGAGAAGCTGGCTTTAACTCTGATGATTCAAATTTTGTTTTTCATCTACGTTTGCTTTGTGACAAGGGATTGATAATTCGGATTGATGGTCAACCAGGTTTCGGGCATGAGTTGATGCATTCCCTGGAAGGTCATAGCTATATCTGGTACGACCCGCCTCTTAGACTTACCGACAAAGGACATGACTTTATAGCAAATTTAAGACAAAAAGAGGTTTGGCAGACAATCAAAACCGAATTCAAGGATGAAGGACTATCAACTCTTATGTCTGTTGCTAAGTCGTTGGCTGAGGGGTTTGCTAAGAAGAAAATCACTTCACTTACAGGGATTGAATTCTAATCAGCTGATATCGGTAATTGGACTTAAAAGCCGCTAACCTAGCGGCTTTTAAGTTTATGAGAATTATATTCATGAAAGATATGGAAATTTTACTCGTAAAATTTTATAGTACTGTATAAACAAACAGTGCTTTTGGGGGCGGAATGGATCTTTTACACACAGCAGTATTATTGGAACGCATATCTTTGATTGCGAAACTATCCACTCGCGTTGACTGCGATGCAGAGGAGCGTGAGTTGGTTGCTGCATGGATTTCGGAAATGGCATCGTCAGCGAACGAGGAGCTGCTTAAAGTCATTTTTAACGTTAACGCCCCTGGAAAGATCCACTGAATTCCAAATAAAAGGCTCTGAGTGAACGCCGCATGCACTATTTGCATGGTTTTGCATGATCCCTAAAGGATCAAAACATTCCTGATCGCCCATTGGGCTGGGCTTTCCGGCGTTCTGAGACATGCATCAAAAACAGCAAGCTAAGTCAGAAGCGGGCAGGCGGGTAACATTGCGCGCGCCGAGGTGCCTCGCAGCGAAAATGGCGCACTTCGGGGCGAGCTGATGCGTATTTTCATTCCAAATAAGTTTGGTGTCATTTCAACTGATATACACTGCGCATCTTCAGACGTTGTGATGATGAAAATATTTATATCAGTGAGACTTGCTGTAAAAAATTAATGACAACCCATTGACACGTGGATACCTTAACTTCTATTTAATACTGAACTACATACAGAAATTAAAAAGGAAAAATATGAAATATATAGCTCCTGAAAGAAACCTTAAATCGTTTACATGCCCGCATTGTGGAGTTTTGGCTCGCCAATATCAGAATTCAGTTTCTGACAAAGGGCTTGGCGGAAACAGTATGTATACTGCCGGTGATTGGTTGGCATCATCAATCTGTGAGCACTGCGGAGAAGCTACCCTTTGGCTTGATGAGAAAATGATTTTTCCGAACAGAGGTAATGCACCTTTACCAAATCCAGATATGCCAGATGACGTTATGGCGGACTACCAAGAGGCCGCAGCTATTGCAAACATGTCCCCGAAGGCTGCTGCTGCACTTTTGAGACTGGCTATTCAAAAACTGTGTATTCATCTTGGTGGCAAAGGAAAGAATATTAATGAAGATATAGGCTCACTGGTGAAGGGAGGTCTGTCTCCCATAGTTCAGCAATCTTTAGATGTAGTCAGGGTGATCGGCAACAATGCGGTTCATCCAGGTCAGATTGATACGGATAATGTCGAAGCTGTAAGCCATCTATTTCAGTTAGTAAATCTGATCACAGATACAATGATCTCTGCGCCTGCCCAAGTCAAAGCTTTATACGATAGCCTTCCGGCATCAGCTTTAGATAGTATTGCTAAACGAGACGGCAGTGCCTAAAAAAGAAATACAGCCGCCTGATTGTGGCGATAAGGCCTGTCTATCTGAATAGACTGACAAATTTAGCCATAGCGTGTTACATAAACTTCCCAGATTAGATTTAAATTTCTTAGTTATAAACGTGTAAAAGCCCCGTATCACGGGGCTTTATTTTCTTACTCAGGCGTTAGCTCATAACAAGTAAACCTGATCACCTCCTCTCCAAACCATGAATTTAATTCTTTAAATCGCTCCTGTAAGGGCGTCAGCTCATTGCGGACAAACACCTGTGACGCTTTTACCGAATCACCAAACCCGCCACTGTTCTCCGGAATGATCCCCATCATCTGCGGCGGAACGCGGTGCGCGCACAGCAAATCGTTCTGGCTGGCTTTCTTGATGTTAAAGAAATCGTCTTTCGTCGCGACTTCACTCAGCGGCAAAATTTTGATCCCGTCCGGTTTACCGTTCGGCGCGTACATGAACAGGTTGCGGAAATTGCCCAGGCCTTTTGTGTCCCGCATCGCCTTGCGCATCTGATCGATGTCTGAGCTGCTTTGCGCCGCGTCGGTCATATACAGGATATATCCGGCGTGCGCGCCGTTCTGGTAATACTTGCGGCGGAACAGCGTGGCGGCCTCATTGAGCCAGGCTGAATTCAGGGCGCTGAGATATTCCGGCAGGCCGTACAGCTCCTGATTAATGTCCGGCTCAATCAGATGGAACACGCTGCCTGTTTCGAACTGGTGCGCATCCTTCCACTGCTGCACAAACCAGTAAGTATCTGGCTCGACTCCGCGCCGCGCATATTTGGCGGGCACGGTTTTCATCACCACAGCATCGCCGAGCTGGTTGCGGATCACTTCCAAAAAAGCATTCCCGAATACCAGGTAATCCAGGGCAAACCGGCTAAATTCCTGCTGTGATAACAACGGGTGCGGGACGAAGGTCGAGGCCAGGATATTACGTTTCACATACAGCGATGAACTGTGATGCACCGCTGCCCGCAGCGTGCGGGCCAGGCCGTCAAAGCTGACCGGCGGCTCATACCACTGACCGTTCCCCGTGCATTCGATGTAATCCAGGATTTCGCGGCGGTCTAAAACCGGCGTCGGGTCGCCAAAACTGAACGCCTCTGCGTCGCCGGTCGGCTGTGTGGTTGCTGTGACCGTTGTTTGTACCGCCTTGCGGAATTTGCGCTTACTCATAATTAATAAAATTCCAGAATGTTAGGACTTTGGCCGCCGCTGGCGGCGGTCAGCGGTTCGTTAAGCAGCGCGTGCATGATTGCCCAGGCGACATCCGCGTGACTGGCTTCCTCGCTCCGGCTGGCCTCGTAGGTGGAACGGCTGCCGCTGGCGGTCATGGTTTTGCGGATCGCCATGAATGATGAGGTGATGTCTTTATGGTTGGTGTCGTACTCTAGACGTCCGGAGGTGATGGTGTCTTTGGCTTTCAGCACCATTTTCGTTTTGGTTTCCGGGCTGTAGCGGATTTCCATGGCGGCGGGGAAAAACTGGCGGACAAGCTGGAACACGCCCTGGCCGATACCGGTGGCATCCACGCCGATGTATTCCACGCAGTAACGCTTTGTTAACTCCTCAATGCTTTTCGCCTGGGCGGCAAAATCCATACCCTTCCATTGATGGCGTTCCAGTACGCGGAATTTGCCCCCGTCCACCAGCGGCGGAGCTACGACGGCGCAGCCCGCGCTGTCGCCGGTGTGCGACGGGTCGTAACCAATCCAGACGGCGCGATAACCAAACGGACGCAGGGCTAACGGGCTGAAATCCTCCCATTCCTCCGTACTCTCCACCATGCAGCGTTGCAGCTCGGCGAACGGGAACACCGACGCCTGATCGTCAACGAACTCACACATGAACAGGTTGCGGAAATCCTCCGCGCTGTTTTCCTGCTTCAGCGTGTCGATGTTGAACAGGTTGCAGCCACCGGCTAAGGCATCCTCAATGGTGACGATTTGCCGCCACTGCCCGTCGCCGCAAAGCTGGCCTTTCGCCAGGGCGTGATGGCTGATGTCCAGCTCAATCCTGTCGTTGCGATCTTCCCGCCCCTTGTTGAACAGTTCGCCTGACCAGAACGGGTACGCGCCGTGCGTCAGTGCTGACGGAGTGGAGAAATAGGTGGTGCGCAGATGTTCCTGCGAGGCCATGCCGCTGGCGACCTTGCGCAGCTTCTGGAAGTTGGGGATCCAAAAGATTTCGTCCACGTACAGGTCGCCGTTGTGGCTTTGCGCGGTGTTGGAGTTGGTGCCTAAGAAAATCAGCTTCGCGCCGTTGTTGCCGAGCACAATCGGGTCGCCGGTCAGCTCAACACCGGCCAGGCGCGCAAACTGAATGATGTATTCACGGAAGACGTACGCCTGGGTTTTACTGGCGGAGAGAAAAATCTGGTTATGGCCGGTTGCCAGGGCGCGCAGCAGCGCTTCGCGTGCGAAGAAGAACGTCGCGCCGATTTGTCGCGATTTCAGAATGTCGCGGATGCGGTGTTTAAGCCCCGCGTCGTACCAGATACGCTGATAAGGGAAACACTTCTTAAAGAAAATTTGCTCCAGCGCCGCCAGTGACTCCTCGCTGAAAAAGTTTTTAGTCGGCTTCTTGCGCTCGCCTTTGTTCCGGTTGGCAATCTTCGGATTTAAATCCACCTCGTTCCCGCTCTGGCCGTAGCGGTTTACCCTGGCCAGGCGTTCCATTAACCGGCCTAACGCCTCCATCTCCTTGTAATCGGCATTCCCTTTGACGTCTTTGGTGGTGAGCTGAATCAGGCGCGCTTCGAGGCTGGACTCCACTCGGGCAATGGGCGCGACGTTGTCCCAGGCGTTGCGTGTTTTCCAGCTCTGCACCGTCGGTATTTTTTGGTTCAGCATCTCCGCAATCTGACGCACAGAAAACCCCTGCCAGTAAAGCAGTGCCGCCTGTCGCTGTGGGTCGCTGATAATGGTTGAGTTTGTCATTTTCATGACTGCCACGTTAACGGGCGGCACGCTGATTTTCCTGCTGCCCACGTTGTGCCATCAAGCATCAACCCGCATCGGCTGGCAGTGTTGGGCGTGTGTCTGGAAAC